CGGGCCCATCATTTGCATAATTTGTTCCTGCTTCTGCACAATCAAAAACAAGGTGCGAAGTTGCTCGTCACGAGTTCCGTTGCCAAGACCTACGTTAATCTGGACATCGAAAGTATGTGACCACTCGCGGGGGTCAACCGGAACGAACTGATTATTAAGGCGAATAATTTTCGGCTTGTTGTCATACTTAGTTACCAAATGCAAAATGCCACGGAACAATCTCCGCATACCTGTTTCAGCAAAGACACGGGCAATCATCTCAATCTTGCCCTGACTTGCAGAAGTCATCGCAGCAACAGCCGTAGCTGTTGTGGATTGCAACGCATCAGCATCAAGCCCCATTGATTGACGACTTACGCCAGTGCGCTGCTCTTTCAGTCTGTCCATATACTCAAGTGCCGGGAACACAGAACGCGATACTTCCGGCACAGCAAGAGGCTGAACCATACCCGGCGCACGAGCGCGAACAATACCGCCCGGTCTGTTAGTCAGCAGGTCATCAAGATTTACCTGACCCTCAACCGCAACAACGCGGGAATTGTTAGTGTTGTAGATGTTATCCAACAACTGACGCATCAGTGTTGACTTAATCAACTGCACATCCATTACCAACTCTGCAACAGAACGTCCAATGGCTCGGTGCGGCATCAAAATCGGAGAAAGAATGGCAAACGGAATATGGTCAAACTCTTCGTTTTCAAGAATATGATGACCCTCGCCAATCGTTAGAACACGACGGAACTCAGCAATACCATCACCATCGTAATCAGTGCGAATGTATGACTCCACGACCAAGACCTCTCGCATCGCGGGGTCAAGGCTGTCGAAGTCAGCGTTAGTCTCAAGGTCTTCAAACCTGCTTGTGCGCTCTTCCGATATTTCAAGGTCTGTATATCCGCCATAAGCCTCAACCTCATCTCTGTCATAACCCATCTCAACCAAGTCACTCACAGTCTTGGTTGTGCGGTGAGCAACAAAATCAGCATCCTCAAGAGACTTGGCTCTCTTGCCAATCAAGAACTCTTCCGGCGGAACATTCTCAATCGCAACGCGACCAAATACATTTGTGCGGCGCACCTTAATGTCATAAGAAATCGGCGCGGGGATAACGCTACCATCCGGCAACTCCATATCCTCACCAACAACTTTTTCAGATTGACTCACAATCTCAACATTGGGGTCAGAAACAATAATGGTCAGTTCCTGCTCATTCAGACCCTCATACTCTTCGGTCTGCATTTCAGCAGTCTCATCCCAGTAGTATTTTACGACACCCATTTTTTGCAGGAGAGCATCCTTGAACCAATTATGAACAATCTCAAAACCGGGATTGTCATTGTTAATAATCCAGTTGCAGTAGTCGCTGGCTTGTTCTGCCATTGCAACATCTTCTGGGCCTTTAGGGGCAAAGCGCACATACTCATCTGACTGAGCAAATATACGCATCAGGCTCGGCATAATGTGTTCAATAGTGTCGGAGACTTCTGTGCTAACTACCTGAGAGCGACCCTCTTGCTCATTGCCAAAGGGTTCGCCAAGGTAGTAATCCATCGCATCAATACGGTCTTGAGAAAACTCAGTGTCATAATAACCAAGAGCCTGTTCAATCTCGTTACGGACGATAGCCTGAAATTCAATGTCGCTGATTTTAGCCATTTACTTTTTAGCGGATTTTTTAGTTCCCGCTTTCCCTGTTGACTTAGTTGCAACCTTCTTAGGTTTTTCCACAACTTCCTGTGTCTTTTTTGCCACAGTTACAGGTGCAGTAGCAAGGGGCTTCCGGCAAGACTTACACAAGCCTTCATAGCCATTCGGATTTGGGTATCCACAGTGGGGGCAATTCATTTGATTTCCTTCCTGCGAGGGCGACCCCGCTTCTTGGGTTTGGGCTGCTCTTGCTTTTCGGCCTGTTCAGCAGCCAACTTCTCAGCAGCACGATTACGGCTAAATACCGTCTGAAAATAAACTTGATTTGTCATACCCTTTTTCTTGCCCTTTTCTTTGACGCTTCTGATAACTCAGAAAAATGAAAAAGTTTTTTGCTATTCTTAGTGTGCCTTGCACCACTATGAATCTCACCATTCGGCATTTTGTGCATACCGCCAGTGTGCTTCGTGCCATCACGAAAGTAATGATTAACACCCTTCGCCATTACTTTTTCTTTCCCTTGCTCTTTTTCTTCTTAGTCTTTTTGGGTGGACGACCAACTTTCGAACCATAAGTTCCTTTTCCCATAGGCATAATAATCTCCTACCATTTCTTGCACGACCAGTAACCAGCCGTAAGTTTAGATTTTTTCTCGTCACATTTATGACGAGCGCGAAAACTCTTCCGTCTAGCCGGAATGTTCTTTTTAATCTTCATATTGGGGTCGCCAAAACGAACCAACCTTACGTCGTCGCCTTCCTTGGCAAGAACAGCAAACTTCTTACTCTTACCCGGCGTTCTCTTGGGCTTATTATAACCAGAAAAACGCTCACCTCTATATGTAATAGCCATTACAAATCTCCATTATTTTGCCGTTGATAAGAAAGAAGACCACCAGCCCCAATAGTCCCAACAACGCCATATTTCTCTAAAATCTTTACCAAGCTATTATCAAAAACAACGTAGTTTTTGGGGGCTTCATCCATCCTAGAACCCTGTGACATATCAAGATATTTAATACCCTTAATTCCGGCATTATTCAAAGCGTTAGACGCTGCCTCTTGCCCACCAAGTTTTTCAGAAAGCAAGAAATACGCATTTGCACCAGTCTGACCAGAAACATCCTCCCCAAGAATCTTGGATATTTTTTGAGATATTTCAGGATTTTGGTCAGATAATTTTGTCTGATAATCAAGAAGATTATCTTCTATAACATCAAGCTGAACTTTATATGTCCTTCCCAAAGGTATTTCATTTCCGTCAGCATCAACACCTTTTAGAGAATCGTAATCAATACTTTTTACAAAGTCCTCAATATCTTTTGAGTATCCACCATCCACAGTGTATGTCTCTTTCAAAGATTTGGGAGTTGAGTGCATTTGTATATCTTCAAGAACACTCATAAGTTCATAATCACCAGACCGTTCGGCTGAGTTATACAAAGAACTTACAGACTGACCATCTACGGAGTAGTCAAACGGAACTTCTGTATTAGACCCCCTGAAAAAATCTGCCACATTTTCTGTGTCTGAAAAATAAAGACCGTGACCATACATCGTTGCACCCTCCCCAGAGCCAACACGGGATAAATCAAACTCGTCAAAATCATAGGGCGACCCGTGAAAAGCATCTATATTTTTTTTCAAAACAGATGCCGCAGGAATGACTGGCAGCACACTTGCAGCAGTCAGAGCATAGTTTAACAGGTTTCTCTGCTCCGGTTCTGTTGCATACATCTTGGCATCCGCTAACAATCCGGTAACATCACCAACAACAGGCGTGAACATTGTTGCCGTTGCCGCAGCATCCAAAGGATTCTCCGAAGCATAATCAGCAACACCAGACAACAAGCCTGTCACTGCCCTTCTGTCATCACCAGTATTTAACAAGCCCGGAAGTATCATTATCTAACCCTCAAATGATGTCTTGGGCCGTGTTTCTTGCGGATATGCAAGCCACGTTTTTTATGACGACGACGAGTCTTCGTAGGAGCAGAGTAAACATTAGCAACCTTCTTAGCCATTACGCTTCCCCGTAAATACCATCGTCGGATACACGGATGCTAGAAACAATCTGCAAATACTCGTCCGTAGTCATTTCACTATTCTGAGCGCACCAAGCAGAAGCCAGCAAGCAAATGTCAAGCAAGTCACGCCACTCAGAACCATTTTCAGCCAACTGCTCAAGAACATCAGCAATGGGGTTGAACTCCCCCATATCAATAAGCTGAATATCACCTTCTTCTAAACTATCCATCCTGCCGACTCATAATTTAAGTTGCTATTCCACTTGTAACGCGAACCGCTCTTCGCAAGACTAGCACGAGAACTAAATGTAAGGCAAAGGGCATCGGCAACGTCAGGGCTGTTCATCCCGCGCCGCTTCATCTCATCCTTGCTCTCAACCTTTAATTTGCCGTTAGACTGAAAACTAAACCGAGGCTTGCTCAACTCCGATGCAAGTTCCTCATCATCCGGCAAAGAACAATCCCTGTCTTCTAACCACTCACGAACCGCAAACCACAACTCATCACGCAAACGAACATACTTGTCGTTCATTGATGAACTCTCGGCTACATTGACACCCCTGCAAGGGAGGTCAAGCTCGATAAGACGGTCAACAACGCCAGCACCGAGACCAATGCTGTCGACCAAGATTTCAACAGGTCTATCGCTCCAATTAGTCGTTTCATATTCATTTAATATAATTCCGCAGATTTCCATAAGGTCTTTGTTGCGCCAAGTCTTTACAGGCTCAGTGACAACATTACCTTTTCTT